AACCTGCACACCGTCAATCTCTACCAGCTTGTGAGTTTTCTCAATGTATTTCTTGTAGATGAAGTGATTGGAATCGCATGGGTTCATTATAATGATAATCCGGTTCTGAATACCCTTCTTGCGAATGGAGAGCATTATCTTGTCGAACTCATCTTCGCTTGTCCACTCTTCCGCTTCATCGCAGACGAAAGTCGTAATGCCTTGAATGGATTTCAGTTTTGCTGTCTGGTTCCCGGAAGAAGTCTTGATACCCCGGAACATGATACGGCTCTTAGTCATCTTATTGACTATATCCGTCTTTGTGGTCTTGAAATATTTCGTGGTTCCGTCCAAATCTATCTTCTCCATCATTTCGGGGATGATAGACATACCGGCAGAAACCATCGTGTAACGGGTGTAAAGAATCTGATGAACTATCTTCTCTACGGGAGTCATTTCAAAAGTCAACCGCTCAATAAAGGTAGAAGCATTGAAAGACTTTCCGCTACCACGCCCACCGGTGATAAGAATTATAAATTTTTCCTTATCCTCGTATAATGGATGGTAAATTTCTTGAGGTACTATCATTTCAGCTTGTCTTTAATCCAGGAATCAATGTTGATGCCATGCTCTATGTCTGTTGGAATATCAGCGTCTTCATCTTGTTTGCGTTCAATCTTTCTCCAATCTTCATCATGGTGGTACAGCCAAACGGACATTGCTTGCAAATTAGGAGCCAACTCGCTTTCGCTTACTTGTAATTCATCTTCGCCCGTCAAATTCCCTTCTGAATCACGGAGCTTTCTTACCACGGTGCTTTTGGTTTTTATGCCACCGAGAGCCATTGCAAGGAATTTAGCCCTTACAGTGGCATTGATTGTCGCACGCCCACGCGCTAAGACTTCGGATATTTCGGTGTACTCACTTTTCTTTTCGCAGAAAGTTTGTGGTAAAATCCCTATGGCATAAGCAATTTCCTTGTCAGTGAGCCCCTTTTTGGCATACGACTCTACGAGAGAAAGAAAGTCCTCGCTTGTGTAGTCAAACTTGGGCTTTCTTCCTCCTTTGCCTTTTCTGTTTTGAGATTCACTATTGCTCATATTACTTATTCACTCCAAGGATTTTCATCTTCTTCCTCAACGTAAATCCGTTTTAGTCTATCAGATACTTCTTTCAATTCATGTTTCATCTGCTTTACATGAAATTCGGCAGGCATGGGAATTTTCATTGCGCCTAATAGGTTATCTATCGTGTCGACAACTTCCGTAAATTCATCTGGTGCAATCACATATCAATCTATTCTTTCTATTTGTTCATCAAATACTTCTCCCTTTATGAACTTCATATCCGGTCCATAACCGAATCGTTCACAGAAAGCGGCTTTCGCCTCATAGGTATCAAAAGACAACATCACATAGGCATCCATGTTCTCGGCTTGCTTCTGTGCATTCTCCTTTACCTGTTGTTTGACTTCCTTCATGTGGGCTACCTTTTCGGCACGTTCCAACTGTTTGGCGGCCTTATCGGCTTCTTTCTGTTCGGAAACCGGGGTCATCATATCAGACAAAGCATCCGCAATAGAGTTTTCCCCTTCGGTCTGCAAAAGATAGTCGACACCAATCATATTCAAGTCTGCATCGGTCAGACCTGCATCTTTCCAGTCAATATCAGGAACAATACGGGCAAGAGCGTCAAAATCCCATGTCCCTTGTGCATTAGGGTTGTTCATTAGAATGTTTAACTCCTTTTCCTGCTGCTCGTCCACGTCTATGACATCGACACGAATGCGGTAGTCGTTATCGGGAAACTTTTACAATTCGTCCATGACAGACAAACGCTGGTGCCCGCTGACTACGGTAAGACCTGTACGCTTGTTCACGACAATTCCACCGACTAAACCAAACTTCTTGATGCCACGTTTCAGTGTCTTACGTGATTCATCGGAAAGTTTCCGGGGGTTATAATCTGCAAAGTGAATGGCAGAACGATTAAGTTCCATCGATTCACTCTTTATGTATTTTGACAATTCCATATCATCCATTAGTTAAACCCATATAAATTCTTCGAGATACTTTTCTTGCGCCATCTTGTTGTTTCCCCTCGTTATACCCAAAGGTTCGTTCAATGTATCGAATATACTTTCTTGCAATAGAGTTTACTCTGTTCAGCCTATTACCCGTTAAAGTACGAGATAGTCTGTATCTTTGCTCTGCAATATCATCAATTGATTTTCTTCTGACTCGGCTTTCCTTCTATTGCTTTTGTTGATTATTATACTCCCAAAGCACCCTTTCAGCCATTGGGAAAACTTTGTAAATTCTCTGTAAATCTTGTGGGTAATTATTCTCCATCCAAAGCATACAATCAAGATTGAAACCTACTCCCGAACTGGCTTTCAATGAATATCGAACTGGTTCGGGTAAATTGTGCTGCCTCATATAAGCAAGAATATCCTTTTGTGTCCAATCAGCCAAAGGATAAACCATACCGTTATTCTCGTAACCGTTTACCTCATACCCTTTCAGCATAAGCCTGCGGTTCATACCATCGGCTTTTTTCATGCCTAAAAATGTGTAATAAAGCCCATAAGTAAGCTGCATAGCCTTTACCACATCTGCCAACTTCAATAGTTTCACTTTCGGATTAGGCACGCAATACATACCTCCACGAAGAATATAAGTAAGATTCCAGTGAGGCACTTGCACAAACTCAATCTTTGGATATTTGACTTTAGTCCAGCCAATCCATCGGTTAATGTGCTCCAATTTCTTGACGAAGTACATGAACACACAAACAATCCGGTCAAACTTCGGATAGATTAAATCAAGCAGAACAAGCGAATCTTTGCCAAGTGATAAAAACAGTAAAGCCTCATTCGATTTTACCCGAATGAGGTCTATATACCGGTTCGCTTGTTCTACCTTGCTCATAGCTAACCACCACTTAAACCAAATGAAGTACGAAGGTCACTATAACGCTGTCTGCGTGACCCCAACTGTGATGTACCAGCTTCACCGCCACGTCTGGCAACCAATCTACCACCAGCCCCTGCACCGTTCATATTTCTGCGAGGCCCGGCTACTCTGTTAATTCTTCTTGCGACTCTGCTTTTTAATTTTAAAAGTTAAACAAATCAATCTATATGTCTCTCTAATATCTTGCCCAAAGTATAATCCATTTGTGCAGCAAGATACTCTTCGCCTTGATGTTCGTAAACAATATCATTACCGTTTTCATCTGTGAGAATAACTGCTTCTGCTACTTTCACTTCAACGATAATATAAGGACGTTTACCTGTATATGCACCTGTCAGAAGCTTGATTGCATCGTACTTGATAGGCTTTAATTCTATTTCACCTTCTTCAGGCAGTTCTGCATCAGCCGGATATTCTTTGCCGCCACATAGGTAAGTGATATACTTCTTAGCGTTAGTTGGTCTGATTTCACGGTATTCGTGGGTTTTCTTTCCTGCCAAGATTTCATCGAAATACTTCTGTTTGATACTTAATGTAAGAATGTTCATAATCGTGTCAAATTTAAATTAATACTCAATAGTTGCGGAAACAGGACTCGAACCTGTGACCACCGCCAAGTCAAAGCGGTAAGCTAACCAACTGCTCCATTCCGCGATAGTACCCCAAAGATACTACCACAACCAAAGATAACGAAATATCTTCAATCGTTATACACGACAATCGGCTTATTGTCGTGAACTAAGCCATTTATCCCGTCTTTCTCTGCATGCCTCTAAGGTAGGCGCACAACAAGCAAACAGTTCGCCACTTTCAGTACGATAGTCATATTGGTACATTCTTACTCTCTTACCTTTCAATTTGGTAGTGTAAGTGCAATAGTTCTCTTTACCGGGCTGGCATACGCTACAACCTCTTTCGTCGTTAATTGAGTTCATAATCATTTATCAATACTTACTTAGTAATTTGTAAAACATTCGCCTTTTCTCTATGTATTTAAGACCATTTCGTCTAAGACCTCGCTTTGATTTTGATACAGTCATTTGGCAACCTGCAACGCCAACGCAGATGTAATTTGAATGATGCCTTTTAGCTTCTTTGAAAGCCCACCAAATCGCTTCACGACAATATCTATAGCTATCATTTTGAACACCCTCGTATCCTCTACTCAAAATGAAGTGGCCTATTTCATTTGCTTCTTCTTCTGAATAGCATATTGTGAATATATTATTCATCCTTTCTTTGTTTTACTTGTTCAACCAAAAACTTTTTAAAATCATTCTTGTACTGGCTGTGAATGATTTTATACTGGTGGGATAGGTTAGGCAATTGTTTGTAACCTTTGCTATACAAGAATTTGGCTACAAGCTCAATTTTTGCACGGTTACTAAATCCTCTGTCTTTGCACATGTTAGTTATACAGACATTCGCCTTGCTGGTAGGCTTCTTTTCAACTGGTGGCATGTATTCATGTCTGTCATAAGCGTGCGTTCTTGGATAGCCAACTTCTTCACCTAAATATTCACCTGTGATGCAATCAAATTCACCACTAATTAAACTATCTGCTATTTCACCCATAATAATCAATATTTATGTTTCACATTCAATCTTTCTTCACTCGTATAAGCCACTACAAGCCCAGTTTCATCATGCTGTATGGTGATGTACTTTTCGCCCCTCTCTATGGTGGTAAAATCGCACATACTACATAGCTTACCTAACACTTTGCCCAGTTGCTTCATTAGTGGGGCTTCAGGACTGATAACTAAAACTAAATCTGCTTTCATAATCGTGTATATTGTGGTAGCCCGAAAGCTGGAAAATCCACTCAAAGTAGCCCCCTTAATTCAGAGCAATTTGACCCCTGTTAAATTTTTCCATTCTTTCATTCTGTTCATTCTTGTTTTCTTCGTATTCTTCCTGTCAGTTATGCCGGGTTCTACATTAAATTTCGTTTATAAATATAACGATTCTTTTTTACTTTTACATTTGCGTAGCGACTCTCCGAAGAGCTCTATACGTATAGCCTGATGTACAATTCTGTCCAGAACGGCATCGGCAATCGTCTTTTCTCCAATAACGTCATACCAATCCCTTACCGGGACCTGTGATGTTATGACGGTGGATTTTTTACCATGCCTGTCCTCTATGATATCCATCAGGTTCATCCGCCCTTGGGAATCGAAGGGTTGTATGCCAAAATCATCCAGTATAAGCATGTCTAACCTCTCGATTTTCTTGAGTTCTTGCAGGATTGTACCTTTCGCCTTGGCAACCTTAAGCATCCCCATAAGTCTGGATGTGTTGGCGTATAGTACTTTATATCCTTTCTGGCAAGCCTGGAAGCCAAAAGCGGTTGCCAGATAACTTTTTCCTGTTCCGGCACTTCCGGTAATAAACATGTCTTTGCGTTCCCTGACAAACGTCAGGTCAGCCAAACGCTGGGTAAGATTCTTGTCCAGCCCCCTTTCCACTGAGAAGTCTATTTCTTCAATGGTGGCCTTGTATCTGAAGGAGGCCTGACGGATAGCTCTCTCTACCGCGCGGTTTCTGCGGTCATCCCATTCACTTGAGACCAGCCATGAGACGAACTGGTCGGTAGTCATGCTCTCTGTCCGATGTGTTTCCAAACTTGTTTTAAAGGCATAATACATACCTTTAAGATTCATTCCTAACATCTTTTCCAATGTGTCCTGATTCATTTCCATATTGCATCTGGTTGGTTTATTGATAATATTCTTTTCCTCTGATATTCTCATGGGAAGGCATCTCCGTTTCTTGCCCGGCACTGTCTTCCAACGGGAACTCATCCTGCCGGTTGTTAAGGATGCGCTCGATGATGGGATAATTGTACAGCCCGTAACTTGTAGCCCAACGGCAGGCATTGGTCAACCGGGTGTTGCCGACCCTGCGTGCGAAGCTAAGAATGCCCTGACACGATTTATAGGCTTGTTCCGGATGCTTTTTCTCTTCCATAACCTGACGGATATATGCCTCCACATCCGGATGGATAGCCGCCGCTTCACGTATAAATTTGTCCGGGTTCCATTCCGTGATATAGCGATGGTGTGAAGCCAGGTGCTCTTCCAGGGTCGTGTACCGGCAACGGGCCCTGTTGCGGGTATGGGAAGCAATCAGCTCGTAACCGTAATAGATGCATACCTCGCGTGAGGTATATAACAAGATGACCTTCTTGCCTATATAGCCGCAAGGCACACTGTAGTAATGGGCATCTTCCCCCAGGCGGACATGGCCGTTTTTCATCACGGTAGCCCTGTAATGCTGTTTGAGTTCAAAACGGATGGGATTGAGCTTGCGTAAAGAATCACGTTCTATCTCCTCGAACTGTTCCCGCCGACTGTATTTACGGTCTGTGAGCGGAGTGTTGTTGTGGAGTTCCAAGGCGACACGGATAGCCGCGTTCAGTGAATCAAGGTCATAAAACTCTCGTTCCTGTATCTTTGGATAGATACTGCGATAGATCAGTTTAACGGCACCCTCGACCAGTGCCTTGTCACGTGGCTTGTAAGCCCTGGCGGGAATTACGGTACAGCCGTAATGTTCGGCAAAGGCTGCAAAGTCCTCATTCAGGATGGCCTCGTATTTACTGCTCTTGGTAACGGCGGACTTGAGATTGTCCGGGATGATGGCAGAGGGAGCCCCCTGGTAGTATAACAAGGCGTTTTCCGAAGCACAGATCAAGTCCTCCTTTTTCTGGCTCATGACCGCTTCCACATAGGTTAACTGGCTGCAGGGCAGAATTGCGACAAAAACCTCCACCGGGATGATTTCGCCCGTGTCAAGGTCGATGATGGAGAGTTTGTCACCGGCGAAGTCTATGAACACTTTATCACCGGCCTTGTGTTCAAGATACATGATGGGACGGCTGCAGGCTATATGCTGCTGAATCAGAATATAGAAGCGGGTGCGTCCGTAACCATCCGGATGGGAAGAGAGGTACTCGCGATGTAAAGCCTCACGGGTAACACCTTTCTTCTGAAGCCGCTTGCAATATTCGGGCAACAACGACTTTAGTTCTTCCATCCGTTCGCTTTCTGTCTTTACTCTGGTCTTTTCGTGGAATAACTCCGAGAGTTCCTGGTCCGATAGAGACAGTACTCCTTCATAATCCAAACCGCTGCGCTGAAATACCTGTAAGTATTTCTTGACCGTGTTGCGCGAAACGGTTAACATACTACTGATACTTTTGGTCCCATAACCCTGAGAGTAACAGCGTAACACTTGACGAATCTTTTCCATTCCTAATTGTTTATTGGACATAACTGACTTTTATTTGTTTTTAACAAACAAAATAGAATTATAAACCGGGTAAACAAGAATGAAACTCACTTTTTAGGGGGGCATTTTAAAGTGAATTTAAGGGGTCACTTTCGAGTGAATTTGGGGGATCACTTTAAAGTGAACGGAGGGGGGCAATGGTGAGTGAATTTTCCACAAAAAGGTCATAAATAAAGCAACTACAAGAGAACAAAAGCTCTATCAAAGAGACAAAAATAGAATAGCTGAATATTATACTCAAAGCATCAAAGAAGATGCTAAAGTCATAGATATTCAGCTGAATCTTCATGGATATACTAATCTAAAAAAATAATCAAAAACTCATTTTGCTAAATTTGTTTTTATCGTTTTATACAATAAGATATGCCCCTTTATTTATATGAAAAAGCAGAGCTTTGACCGAGACAGTTATAAGAAATACTACTGGGGAGAACTTGAAAATCCCGATGTGTTCAACGAATTAAAGAACAAACTAAATATCTAAGATTATGATTGACTTTCTAACCATCATACTCCTAATATTCGGAGTACTGCAAATCATCCTCTTCTTCAAGGTATGGGGAATGACGAATGACATCAAAGAGATAAGGAACAAGTACCTTAAAGACGAGGATGAGAAACGAAGACAAAAAGCAGAATACGACCCAACTCCCAAAATCAGCGGTGGGGTTAAAACAACAATATAGCCGGAATTATTTCCCGGCTTTTTCTTTCCCTATTCGCGAGTTGTGCAAATGTTGTGCAACTATCATAAAAAGAAAATGCTAACAAGTTGTCAATGAACCTATTAGCATTTTTTCTTGTGATTCCGTTGCGATTCGAACGCAAGACCCACGCCTTAGAAGGGCGTTGCTCTATCCAGCTGAGCTACGGAACCAGCCTTAATTGCGGTGCAAAGGTACGCTTTTTTACGAATATTGCAAATTTTTGTATCACCTTTTTTCGTTACCTATGTATAAAAGGCTCATTTGCTACATAA